CTGTCAATCTTTAAGATCTTTTAGTAACTCTTCGTGGTCTTTGATGCTGTCTTCTAGTTTAACACTCCAGTCAATCTGATCGAAGTTTTTGTCAAAGGTTTCGTTGCTGGTTTTACTTTTAATTAAGTCACCAGTGATGTCGTTTTTGGTTGCCATGTTAGTATAATTTCGGTGGTAGTTTGGTTTTAGCTACTTCACGTTCCCAACGTTTAACAGCTGCAGCTTTCTTTTGTTTGCGAGAAGTTGTGGGCTTGATATAGTGTTCACGATCTCGGAGATCTCGTAACAAACCAGAATCCTCAATTTTTTTACGGAACTTTCTAAAAGCTACTTCAAAAGGGGCATCGCCAACTTCTATGCGACTTCCGCTGAAATTGTTTCTGCTGGGTTTTTTAATTATTTTTTGTGCCATAGTCCTATATTTATATGTTTAAAATCTTGGTGGGCCCACCTGGACTCGAACCAGGGACCAAAGGATTATGAGTCCTCTGCTCTAACCAACTGAGCTATAGGCCCAAAATTTGGCGGAGAGCGAGGGATTCGAACCCTCGATACAGGTTTAAGCCCGTATGCTTCCTTAGCAGGGAAGTGCCTTCGACCACTCGGCCAGCTCTCCAGTATACTAGATTATAGTATAAATCTGGACTGCTGTCAAGTTAATTTGCTACCTGAATGCTGGTTGGTGGTACTACGATGCCTGAACCGAATGCTTTGTTGTATTCATTTTTAAGATCAGTTGCTGGATCAGTAACAATGACTACCCATTTTGTATCAATGGTAAATGTCTTGGCTTCAGCATAGGGCATCCAACGTGTTAGTCCAACGCTGGCGCCAGTATTTGTTGAATTTGGTCTTACATAGACCATGCAGGGATTTTCTAAGGTAAGGGCTGCACCCTCTTTGACCACATCGCCAATTAGATCTTCGCCGGTTTGTAATCGAATCAATTTAATGTTCATAATAACTCCAAAAATGGCCGGCGTTTCCACCGGCCTTATTAATAATTTATGCTGCTTCTTTTTCTGTTAAAAGCTCTTTTTTCTGAGCTCGGATTGTTGGAATTGTTCCAATGCTAATCTTCTTAGGCTTCTTGTGTTCTGGAACAATCCTTTCCAATTCAATTGTTAACAACCCATTACGTAGGTTTGCATTCTTTACTTCTACCTCGTCATTTAGAGCAAAAGTACGAGTAAAGTCTCGGTTAGCTATGCCACGATGTACAAATTCGACTGTATCATCAGTAGCAATGCTGCCTTTTACGGTTAATTTGTTTTCGGCATATTCAATTTCAATATCTTTTTCATCAAAACCTGCAACAGCCAGTTCTATGGCATAGGTTAGATCGCCGGTTTTTGTAATGTTGTATGGAGGATATCCAGTTGAATTGCGTGTTACTGCATTGGCTAATTCGTTTAGATGATTGATGTGGTCATCAAATCCAACGAAAAATTTTTCAAAGTCCTTGAAGCCAGGACCAAAGGCTAATTGTGACAAAGCTGTCATGTGTTTCTCCTTGTTAAGCGAGTTAATAAATTGGTTATCCTTTCGGCATAACCAGGCAGTTTTAGACTTGCCCAGGTCTTAATATATATCTATTCGGGTGTTACTGTTTCAGCGTCAGCTACAGCTTTTAATAAATCTTCTTGCAATTTATCACGCTTAGCGTCAGGACGCTGATCTTCTGGAACCTGTGGAAGGCTTTGCTCACGAACTTTTTCAATAAGCGGCGCCACGGTTTCATAGGGTAATTTTGCCAGAGCCAATAGAATGGCATTTACTTCGTTGATGCTTAGTTCTAATTTAATCATTATAAGTCTCCTTGACGTTGCGTTTTTTACCAATGTTGTATTTGGTCTGTAGGTTCCATTGATTTTTCTCATCAAAGTTTAGTATCTTGATCTGGCTCAATGGTGCCTGATCAGTATGTGTCTCGGCCTGTAATATAACCAACAGACCCCAATCAGCCAGCAATTTTGCTATGCTATTGCGTCTCTGTATGTCATTACGACTCAAATCTGTAGTTTTACCATCCAGAGCAAAAAGCTCTTTGAAATGTACTATGAAGTAATGTCCTTGTTTGTGAAGAATATGACAACTCTGATACAAAGTATTGTCTCGGCGACTGGCTACACCAATGCGTGTAAGCGTTTCGCGAATCTTCAGAAAGTCATCGGGCTGAGCCAGTTTAACTTCCAAGGGAATATATTCGAATGGTAGGTCCAGATTAAAAAAATCTTGGATCATTATGTTCCACCTTTATTCAATCGTTCTTTAATATACCTGAGCTGGTCTGCGTTTAATAGAGGTAATACCTGGCGGGCTTTGGTTATGCTATATCCATAGTATTCTTGTATTAAATCCAACACTTCAACCGGTTCGGCTTTTAACCACTTGTTGTATCTTTTGCGTGGTCTTATAGTATTTATAAGAAAATCGAATTGTAGCTGGAAGTCCAGATGTGATCTGGCATTCATTTCATTAGCATAGATTACTGTATCCGCTCCCATGCTCAGAGCTCTAAACACATAATAGGCTTCTTTCTTACACTGAGTCTCGTTGTCTTCGTTGACTAAATCAGTCTGATGCGCATTGATGGCATTGATTATGTCCCAGGGGCTGACTCTGGGCTTTTTGGTATCAATGACTTCAGCGACCTTGGGAGCTTCTAGCCCTAGGAGATCGCCCAGCATTATTTAAACTTTACAGCTGCCATGATTTCAGTCAGGCAAGCTACAAGATTTACTTCGGCATCAGCCACGAATGCTGCCTTGTATTGATAATCTGCCAGTAATAAAATCAATTGCGGAATGGTTTCAACCTGATCGGTTAAACTGTCATAGAGCTTTCTATAAATGGTAGCCGGATCATTGTCAATGTTATTTACCACCCATTGACGCATTTTCTTCCAGTCTTTGTCTTTAAGTGCATCGGTCAATTCTTTGGTATTGACATCAGCCAAGTTAACCAGAATACCTTCGTCAATGCTGCCACTTACACTGTAGCGTTGTAGCTCATTTAAGATTCTGCGATAATCAGGAAAGTGCTTTTCAATAAGCTTGGCCAGGATCTTGGGATCAGTGCAACTGACTGATTCTTGATTTAGTATATCCTGAACTCGTTTAAAGAATTGACCAGCCAGAGCAGGACGATCAGCCTTGGCTAATTTAAATTCAATTACCGTGGTTCTGCTATGCAGGGCCGGGATAATTTTATTCTTATAGTTACAGGTAAAAATAAATCGACAATTTTTACTAAACTCTTCGATAAAACCACGCAGTGCGGGCTGAGTACTTTGTGGATTTAAATAATCGGCTTCGTCTAGAATGACTACCTTGGTCTTGCCGGCAAAACTAACCGTGCTGGCAAATCCCTTGATTTCATTCCTCAGAGTGTCAATATTACGTTCCATGGACGCGTTAATGACTATGTAATCACAATTTAATTCTTCACACAGAGCCTTGGCAATGGTTGTCTTGCCCATGCCAGCTCCACCACACAATAACATGTTGGCAATTTCGCCCTTGGCGACAAATTGCTTGAAGGTTGTCTTCATGCTCTCTGGGAGAATACAATCGTCAATGCGATGCGGACGATACTTTTCTACCCAGAGAAACTGTTCGTTATTTGCTTCCATAATATATGCTCCAGATTAAACTGCTGAGGTTGGATCAAGTGCTAACCAATACTGTGGCACCTGAGCATTTTCAGATTTAAAGTGAAGGAATTTTTTCTTACTCAAAGTAACTGTATATGATTCTGGTAATACACGTAAATTTTCTGTGGCTAATACTGCATTGAATTCTAGATCAGTTGCACCAAGAACTTTGCTTTGCTTCATGCTATTAGCTTTATCACCAACATGCATAGCAAATACACCATTTTTAGCTTCAAAGATAATGGCTTCTGCTGCAGTAATAGCTGCTGCCTTGGTAATCATGTTAACATCATCAGCAGTTAATTTAAATTCAAAGTGGTTGTCTAGCTCAATATTTTTGCCAGCTGGTGGAGCAATAATAACACTAGGATCAGCATAGCGATATTCAAAAGTACTGCCATTATTTTTAATGGTTAAACTCTTTTCGCCAAACTCAACTTCCTGGTCGCCCATGTAGCTTAACAAATCCAAAAGACTATTTAAATTATATACACACACTTCAACCGGAAATGTATCTGGCACTGTAGCCTTGGCAAAAATGCTTTGCTGCGGACTAAGTGTGGCTAATTCATTGCCTGGATAGATGCGAAGATTATTGCTAATGGTAGCAAAATTCTTTAAAATATTAATACTTTCTTTACTAATTTTCATTACAAAACTCCTTCTTGTTTATCAATACTACTATTATAACCTGACTCAGTCATAGAGTCAATAACTTTACGAATACTTCCAGCCAATTCATCCAGTGTTCCATCATTGTAAATAACATAGTCTTCACCACTGCTAATCCAGGCCCATTCGCTTGGATGCACATCTGGAAATAGTTCGGGCATAGCCATGGGTTCATTACGAGCCGTACTCCACCAGCTGGGTCTTTCACCTCGTTGAACTCTGATGATAACTCCACCAGAATCTTTAATGGCATGTATTTCGTTGGGAAAACGTACATCTGAAATCACCACGTGCTCATCTTTATAATATAACAATTTCTTTTCTAAACTGGCCACCCAGATGTCGTTGCTAAAGTTATCACGACATACATCGGTGCCAAAGAACTGGAGGACCCAACGCGGGGTAAGGTGAGGGATACCCAAGCGTTCGGCCCACCAGTCATCGACCTCTTCTCTCCAGGCTC